ATATTCTGGTTGGTATTTCTCTACAGCTTTTTCTTTCTTTTCAGCTATAATACCTTTAGATTTTAGAATTGTACCAATAGTCTCAAAATCATTGAATTTAGAAACTAAGTTAGGCAGTTCTCTAATTACATCAGATTTAAACTGTGCTTTAGAAAACTTACCTTCTAATACGGCGTTATATTTTTCAGTTATTGTTCTCATTGTAAGTAATCAAATAATTTTGTACTATGTGGTCTTTTTTTTGTTTTTACAGTTTTGTAACCAAGTTTCTCACCGTATTTAGTAGCATTGTTTTTCTTACCTTTTTTTCCGAATGCATATGGCGTAGCATATTGCGCTCCAGTACCAGGTGTAAAACTAGCTCCTGTTCCAGTAGAACTCTGTTCACGAAGCTCTTGCATTACTTCTTTAACTAGCTCTTTTAACTGACCTAAAGTCATAATGCTTTAAGTTCGTTAATCAATTCGTAGTATTGCATAAGATTAACTAAATGATTTTCATTAACTTTTTCTTTCTTACTTACTTCAGAAATATTATTAATTATTTCATTTAATTTAATCTTAGTAACTTCGTTGTTAACTTTATCGGCTAAAGCCTCAATCCTTTCCTTTATTACAACAATCTCTTTGTTAATTAAATCTCTCAATCTATTAGTTGAAGAAACTGATGTAATAAATTCTTTTAAAATATTTTTTTGCTCAGGTAAAAGATCCTTATACTTATCGTTAAATTTTTCTAATAATAACTTATAAGCAAGTAATCTTAAATCCTTATCATACTTAGAATATTCCTCTATTAAAGTATCTTTTACTTCTCTAGCATCTTGATTATCAGATGTAAGATGTTCTAAAATAGTTACTTTATTATTTACTATAAAATTAGGATCAATTAACTGATCGTTATTTTGAGCTTCCATTAAACAATATAAAGCTGCTAATGGTTTATAATCTCTTACTTTTATAGCAAAGAAATCTTCTATATTATAATTATCTTTTATCTCTGCTATCAATTCATATCTTTGTTTTCTTAAACTTTCTTGGTTTAATTTTCTAGATATCTCAATTATAGTAGAGACAATTGCTTCCGCTTTATTTTGCGAAATTTTATTATTTTTTGTTACAAATTCGTATAGTCTGTACTCTTTTGCTAATGATGTATTGCCTGAGTAGAACTTACGAATTATGTCAACAGCTGGAGAGTCTTTCTTGTTCAGGGTATCCGCTGCTACTTGCTTTACAAGCAGTTCAAATATCAATCCACTGTTTTTATACTTCGAGTGCTTAATCTTCATAGTATACGTTTACTATTATAAATATGCGTTAGTTATCTAAATCTTTAATTTGTTCTTCATCTAACAACTTATCCTTATCATTTTCTTTCTTTTCAAAGATCATTTTCTTAGGATTTTCAAATATATCTCTGTTTTTAGCGTAAACAGATTGTGCTGTTAGTGTAGAACTTTCATTAGATTCCTGTACATTCTCATTATCAGAAGGGAAGCCACCTTTCATACCTTGCACTCCAAGTCTATCTCTTCCACCTACGGGATCGTCATTTGTTCCTATAACTGATTGATGTATTCTTGGTCTACCTTCTGGATTAGGTTCTTCACCATATCCTAGTGGTACTTTAGCGTCACCTTGTCTTCTACCATATAACGATGCTAAGTCGTGAGGTGTACCATAAGATACTCCACTTTCTGCTGGATCGTTACCTTCATTTTCTAGCTGAGTTTGTCTAAATTGTCTTTTAGCATCTTCTCTAACTAGGGCTCTCATTTCATTATACTGATCTTCAGATAAGTCAAATATTTTATCATAAATATAATCTGTAGAGAACATCTTAACTTCAAGCATTTGTCTTGCAAGATCAACTTTTTCTTTTAGTAAAGCTACTTTTTCTTGATCGTATATAATAGAAGAAGTAGTTAATTTTAATTCAAAGTTAGTTAAACTTTCTCCAGTAAACCCTTGTGTATATAAATGAACTAAGGCTATTTTAGTTAATTCAGATTCAACTATTCTTTGAATCCTTTCTATAGTTCTTGCGAATCTAATATCTTCTGCTGCTAATGTAGCTTTACCTTGTAAGTCTCCTTCATAGCCAAAATATGCTTTTGGTACTTTTAATGCAGCAAACATCTTATCTCTTAAGTACTCGATATCTTGAATACCATCATAATTAAGACCAGGTGTAGTATCAATACGAGTAGAAGTATCTCCACCTCTTACAGGGATGTAGAAATCTTCCATCATATTTTGCATATTGAATCTTAAATTATATTCTCCTGTTTGTTGATCTACATAAGGAGTCTTTTTCATCTGATTAACAGTTTTTTGCATAAACTGCTCTACTTCGTTAGGAGGTATAGCTCCAACGTTTACATAAAAGACTCTCTTCTCAGGAGCTCTCATTATACGATGTATTAACATCGCATCTTCCATTAAGGTTAGTTGTTTAAATATTTTTCTAGCTGGTTCAACATATGAACGTCCGTAAGGTAAATAATTATGATCTGATATTAATCTAAAATGTGCTACTTCATAATTATCTAATGTAATAACTTTTTTATTATTTTTAGGTAAGTAGTTAGGGTCTTGTTGAGAAGCTAATCCATCAGGATCTATTTGGAACATTACCTTTTGAGGATTTTCAGGATCTACTCCTTCTTTCCTAACCATATTATAAACTGTGTATGGTAAAACATTATATACTCCAAACTTCTCTGCTATTTCTAATTTCAAGAAATAATCTCCGTACTTACACATTCCTCTAATCCATGACCATAAATTAAATTCAATATTTAATACGTCATAAAATAAATTGTATAATACTCTCTGTAAATTTTCGTCTGATGATTTAATTGATAAGACTTCACCTTGCTCACTTTTTAATGTTGCTTCATCAGCAATGATATCTAACGCAGAAGCTATTAATGGATCTGAATCCATTGCTTCATAATCTGAGTATAATTGAATCCTTAATGTTTGATAATTTAAATTAGGATTAAATATATTCTTATTATTGTATATGTAGAGTCTACTAAACCTATCTAATAGAGAATTAGTTTCGTATCTCCCTGTAGTCTGTATAGAACCTACATCGGCCACTTTGAGCTGATTTCCACCAATGTTTCTTATTACTACATCGGTTGAAAATAGTCGCTCTAATCTTTTAAATAATGATCTATCCGCCATTTAGGGTAATTTTATATATAAATAGTTACTTTATAATAACCAGGAGATATCTTCTTCTCCACGGTCTGTCTTTATAAGATAAGGATTTTTTTGCTGATTTCCAACTTTTTGTATAACTGTTTGATTTCTATTATTTAAGTTAGTAAAAGATGATAATTGAGCTCTAGATAAATCTATACCTTGTTGTCTAAGTTTAAGAGCTGTATCTCTTACATACAAACCAGTAGCAAAAGACATTACTAAATCATCATTATAGTTTGTCTGAGCTTGTGCTTTACCATTTCTCCAGATAAAAACTCTCATTTCTTCTAATAATCTTTTAGATTGTATAGTACATCCACGCTCTCTAATATACTCCATCATTTTAGCAATTACTAACGGTCTAGTTCTAACCGACATAGTAAAACCTGGTACTAGCTGATCTCTTTCATATTTTGACATATAAGATTCAACAGTATCTAAATGATTTTTAGGACTATAATATAGATTTCTATATTCTCTTTCTAATATTTGTTCAATAGTTGACCAACCTATATTAGCATTTTCTACTACTAACAACGCATCGTTATATTCAGCTCCTATTCCTACTAAAATATTTCCATAATCTTTAGGTGATAATTTACCTTTATACTCAGCTACCTGTGTAGCACCTTCTATATCAAATACGTGAAATGCAGAATAATCAGCAGAATCTCCACGAGCAACGTCTGCTACAACCATATACGATTTCATATAATCAGCTGGTTCCCATATCCATAAATTACCATCAACTCCTCTTTTTTCTAAAGGATCTTTTTGATATGTTTGTTCTAAAAATAATAAATCTTCAGGTTCAAAGACTGTATCACCAGATGATAAGAAATCACAATCACATTCCTGTCCAGCCATTCTAGGACCTAAGTCTGAGTCTTGTTGATCTCTCCATCCTTGATTTCTTTCAGGATGTACTGTCCAAGGAAGTTTTATAGGTAAGAAAGAATTTTCTCCTGTCTCTGCTTTTTGCCAAGTTTGATGAAACCAGTTACCAATACCATTAGGAGTAGATAAAGCAAAACATTGACCACCGGTTGCTAGTGTTTGTTGTGCTGCAGTAAACGTTTCTTCAATGTTATCGATAAAGGCTGCCTCATCGATAAGTAGTAATGATACTGCCTCTGACCTAGCAGCATCTGCATTGGATGATTTAGCTTGTACTTTTGAACCATTCTTTAATCTTAGAGATAATTTATTTTTTTCTACTGCTTGTAATCTTAACCACTTAGGTAACTGATCGTACATAAAGATTACTTTTGTTACTAAATTACGAGCTGTTGCTTGAGTAGTTGCTAATGCTAAAACGTTTTTATCTTTTTGAAATAACATCAACCATAAACTATAAGCAGAAGCTAAAGTAGAAATACCTAACTGTCTTGACTTAAGAGTTATAATATACTGATGTTCTTTATATAAATGTAATACTTTTTCTTGGAAAGGATATAAATGAAATAATATTCTACCTCGAGTAGGATGTTGTATGTAGCAATACTTCTTCATGAAGTATGCCGGATCTTTAGCGCACTTAAGATATTCTTGTGCGATTATTTTTTTTATGTCTTTACTCATAACTACTTGGCTTTATAGTCACACATTATATGTGACGGATAAGTACCACCTTGTTTGTTCCTAATGTTTATTTTAAAAACATATTTACTTGATTCAAATACTACATCTATTCTTTTTCCATCTCCACCTGTACCTCCATAATAAATCGTTATACCAGAAGTAGGAGTAGAAGCTTCTTTATTGTAAGCTTCATCTACTAAAAAGAAATCATATGATCCTTCTTTACCTTTTAACATATAATAACCATCTCCGATTCCAGAACTAACTAATCTAGTTAACTTACCTTGATCAAAATCGTTTACAGTTTCTTTAAATTCAGCGAAATTAGTTTCTCCGTATTCATTAAATACTCTACAGAATAATTTGTTATCTATTCCTAACATATCTAATAAAGCTACTCCACTTGAATTTTTGACTTCACCACTTTTCATTTCTTCTGGTGTAAATATTTTAGTTACACCTGCGTTAAAGAAAGTTAAAGTACCTCCAAATTTTAGAGATAAGTAAAATGTTTCTGAATCTTTTTTTATAGTAAGATCGGTTAATGTAGCTGCTATATTACTTCCTGAAAAATCTATAACAGGACCATCGCTTTTAAAAACTATCGGTCTTCTTTTATTTTCTTTACCTTCAGGTACTATTTCAAAATTATCAGGAGTTAGTTTAAACTCTTCTATAATTTCTTTTACTAAGTCTGGGTATTTGTATTCTTCGTTACCGTCTTTAAAGTTCTGTAAATCGTTTACTACATCTCCTTCAAAGCCTATACCTTTGTTAGCACTTGCACCGCCTGCTAAATAAATTGATATTTCTCTATCGTTATCATCCTTAAAGGTAAATAAGTTAAATTTACCACTTTCGTTTTTACCTGTTCTAGGAGGTGTAACTTCTACTTCTGTTTCGGGAAATGCTTTTTTAATTGAAGCAACAAAGTCATCAGCAGATACTTTAGACTTATTAGCTATTCTAAAGTCGTTTGACATATCCTCGTACTTACCAGGATCTGCGGATATAATTTTTTTCTTTGCGTCTTTTTCTTTTAAACCTTCTTTAAGATTAAAACCAAATAATGATTCAAATACCTTTAGATCTTCTTCGTTATCAAGATCAGGATATCCTTTTTTGGTTTTATATGACCATTCTAATATTGCTCTTTCTACAACATTCATAATTACTCAGCATCTGGTTCTTCACCTGGTTCATCGAATTCAATTTCATCATCTCCAGTATCAGCTGGAGCGTCATCTGCACCTCCTGCATCATCACCGAAATCTCCTTCACCACCAGATCCAAAGTCATTAGCATCTCCTCCATCTACATCTGCAGGTTCAGCTGGTGCTTCAGGAGCAGCTAGTCTAAGTAATTCATTTAATTTATCTAATGCTTGTTGATAATCTGTAAGCATATTTAGGGCATATTTTTTACCCATAATTTCTGCTTCAAATCCTTTGCCTGTGTATTTCAAGAAGATATGTTGACCATTAGAAGTATTTACTTTAAAAGTAGAAGGTTTCGGTGCAACAAAATCTATAGAATCTATAAACTCATCATAATCTTCTGTGAATAATGAATTTATAGCTCTTTCTAAAGTAGGAAACTTATTTAAAAGTTCTTCAGTAGAATTAGTTTGTTCTTCTTCTCTTTCGTCTTCAGGCTGTGATTCACCTTCTTCTTCACGTAGAGGAATAAATAATTCTTCGTAAGTTTCCTTAATAAGTTTATTTAGATCTTTTCTTTTCATTTTTTTCTTTATCTTTTAAAGCTTTTTCCATTGGCTCTTTTTTGTCACCATCTTTGTCTACATCTGGATAGTCAGGTCTTTTTTCTTCATTCTTTTTTTCCTTTTCTGCTTTTGTAGCATAAATGGCTTTTCTTTGAGCGTCAGATTTATAATCTCCTTCTTCCATTGCTCTTTTACTGATATTAAGCTTATCTAAATCTTTTACATACTGATCAGTTTTAACAAGTATGGAACCTAAATTTTCACTCTCTTCTCTATCAAATCTATCTTCTGCTGATTTAGTAATCTTTAATAAAATTAATTGAGTTACTCTAGGATTAAAGTCTGGATCTTTATCTTTGAAGTTATTATTATAGTATTGAGTTTGGTGTAATCTATATTTTTCTCCTTCATGCTCAAATTCATGATATTGAACATGTACAAACATTGGTGCATATCTACTTCCCATTCTCTGTTTTATACCACTCTTATCATGAGCTTGTAATGCTTTTACTGCATCATCTTCACTAGCAACTCCCATTGGTACTATATCTGAAAATAATTGTTTAGCAAACATATCAGGTGTGTTTTTAGATACATCATCTATTAGTTCAGCTCCTGTAAAACTATTATCAGTATATTCGTTTAGTTCTTGATTTTTACCTATATTACCAGCTGCTTTTACTAATGCTTTTTCTACTTGATCTTTTTTCTTATTTAAGAATCTTAATATATCTATAACGCTATTTTCTTCTCCAGTAGCGCTCTTAAAAATATGATCAGGTCCTTTTTCTTTATGCATCTTACCAAAGTGCTTCATTTTATCTTTTATAGTAGCAAGCATATCTTGTAACTTAGTTGCTGAGCCTTCGATTGAATCTGGTATTTCGGTATCTGCTATTTCTTCATCTACAGGAGTTTGTCTTGACATATCATCAAATACTCTTATTGATTGAGATAGTCCAGAAATAAATTCTCCTAATCTACTTCCATCTATTTGTATATAATCGAACCCAAAGCCTTTTAATTTACGAGTTGTTATTTGCATTGCTACTCCATTAGGTCCTGCAAATCTTTTAAACTGGAATCCGTTTTTATCATAGAGTTCTGTGCCTTCATTTACTTCTTCTCTAACCGACATTGCAGCCATTTGTTGTTTGAACTTCGCAAATAAATCTCTTGCTTGATCGCCAGACACTTTAGCATCTTGAGCTGCTTTTTCTAAAGCATCTAATGCGTTTGAAAGTTTACCTCCTTTTTTGAACATATCTTCTGATACTTTTTCAAATCCAGATCCGTAAGGAGCTGCTTTACCGTCATGGTCTTCTTTTGCATTTTCATCCATTTCAGCGCTATGATCAGATAATGTAATTCCATGTGCTTCTAAGTCCATTACTGCATCATACATAAATGAATTAGCTTCTCCAGATATAATATCATCTGATTTAAACATAAAATAGATAATAACATTACCTGCTCCGTCATTATCAACGTAATCCATTTTAACGTTATTACCATCAATATTCTGTGCTATGATTGCTTCTGCTTTTTTAAATTCACTTCTTGGTACTTTGATGTAGTGGTGATCATCTCCTTCTCCTTCTGACATAAATCCACCTTTCGTAGCAGCATAAGAATTTACTTTCATTGAATTCTTAACTATCTCTGCAAATCTTGGATCCTCTCCTTCTATCTTTTCATACCCTTCTTCGCCGTAATTATCATTACCTTTATCATCAGTAGTCTCTAAATGGGCTCTTCCTTTACTATATGAATAACGTATTTGATAAACTTTACCTTCATACTCGATAACATCACCTATAGATAAGTTTTCTCCTTTAGCATCTGTTGCTGGTGGATCGTTATCGTCGGCATATTCTACTTCTTCAGCACTAACTTGTTTAGCCATCATTTTAGCAATCTTTTCTCTCTTATAAGCATCGCTATCAGGATCAGGTAAGTCATCTCTTTCACCTTTGCTAAACTGTTGTAGTAATTTAATCTTTTCTATTTCAGAAGCTGATAATCCTTCGTGAAGTTCATTCATAGACTTCCAATGAGTTTTTAGAGCTGATTTGCATACATCTACTTGAAGGATAGGTTCACCAGAAGGTTTAACTCCTACTTCACATATTTCTTTATCAAATGTAAAATCAATTAAATGTAATTTATCTCCTTTACAGTAGAAAACAAACTCATCATCATCACCATCTTTATATTCGACATATATAGTAAAGTCACAAGGCTCAACATTTTTAATTACAGCTCTTGATACTTCATCTCCTAAATCTTTTAAACCACCAATAACTGCTTTAGCAACGTCTTTTGCTAATAATTTAGTTTGATTAAGATCAAACATTTGTTCTTCTCCTTCATCTAATTGATCTACTAGTTTTACGTCAGCACCTTTATCAGCTAAGTCTTTTGCCTTATCTGGGTTATCAGTAGTTACGGTACCTTCTTGTTCTTTAAGTATCTTAAGTTTTTCTTCTAATGATTCTTTAAGAGTTTGTAGTTGCTCTTGCTTTGTAGCAACAGCTTCTGGTGTGTATTGAGCATGATTACCTGACTGTAAAGCACTAAGTGCATACTCTACTTTAGCAAGTTTATCTTGTACTTCTTGGTATGTCATAATTCTGTCTTTATATAGCTATATAATATAAATAGATAATTATCCCAAATACATAAACACTATTGACAATGATAATTTAAATATCTTTGCAGTGCTTTTGCATAATGAGTTCCTTTATCTTTTAGTTTTGAACGTTCTTTTCTTACTTTTGAACAAGAAAGAGTACCTAATCTCTTTTTTAATATACCTGGTTTAACAGGATCATGAGGTCCTTCGTAAAGAACTTCAAGTATAATTTCTTTTAATTTAGACTTTTTTAACTTATTTCCTGAAGCTACTGCTTTTTTATAAGCTTTAGAATTCTTGTGAGAAGATTTTTCTCCTCTTTTCTTTTTAGCATTTATATTAGCCCATAAACTTTCTTCTAAAGGAATATTTAATTCAGGAGCTCTTTTTCTCCATAAGTCCTTAATATCTTCTCTATCTTGCTTATCTAAGTAAAGAGTATATTCTAAATAATCATCAATAACTTTTTCTAAAGGCTGTCTAGATTTTTTTGCTTTTAGATATAAACCTTGTAAGTTAGCATCTATTTCTTTTTCTAACTTATAATAGTCTGGAGTTCCTAAAGTTCTTCTCCATATTTTCCACCAAGGTTTTTTTCCTGTGCTAAGTTCTTTTCTTTTAGCTTGATCAGAATCCATTTCCTTACCTTTTTTAACATTAGGTCCTGCTTGCATCAAATGTTCTATTTCATGCCTTATAATGTTTCTGATGCTCATTGAAATATCTTCCCACTTTTGAGGTAGTTCACTTTTATTAATAGTATACTTTAGAACTACTTGAGGTTTCATAGGTGTTGCATAACCTGATTGACGAGTTGAAATATTATAACCAAAAATAGCTTGTGCTTTATATATAAACTCTAAATGAGGATAATCAAACTCTTTTCCAGGTCCTACTTCAATTTCAAAGTATCCTTTTCTTTGATTATCTTCGTAATCACCTTTCCAAGCATTTAGAGTATACCCAGCTAATTTAGTAACTAAAGAATCATACTTACCTTCAAATAATATGTCACTTAGTGTCAATTGCATTTCTTTTCTCTAACTCCCTTAGTATTATATTCTTTTTCCTACTCATAGAAGGACTGTCATACAATTTTTTTAACTCTTCAGTACTTGTTCCACTCACAGTAAAATGCTTCCAAGTCCATTGATTAGTCATTCTACCATTCTTGTCTCTTTTATATTCTTTGGTACTTGGCTTAATCTTTGGAGGCATATTATTCTTAGTCTAATAAGTATCCGTAAGGAGTTGCATTAATATCTAATCCAATAGGAAAATTTTCTAATTTTAAATCTACAGTCATATTTGCTTGAATATAAGGATTAAAAAATTCTCCTTGTGCCATTAAACAAATCATACCGTCGTGAACGTCTAATACATCAACATTATTCCAAACAACATACTCCTGATCACCAGGTATTTCTACTCCGGCATATTTGTTATCAGGATTTTCCCATGTATAGTTTCCTATATCTAATAATGCGTCATCATCATTAGCATCTGAGTCTAATACATAAAGAGCAAAATGTTGTCTATCTAATCTTGGTTCTCCATCATCTACTTGTAGATAAAGGATAAATATTTTCTTTACAGTATCGCCGTCATAAGCTCTACCGCCGAACGTTTTAATTTGAGCGTATCTTTCATATGGATCGAATGATTCACCATTTAAGCTCATTTCAATATTAGTAATTAACTCTTCATCTTTTGAACAGCTAATTAAAACAAAAACACTTAATAAAAGTAATAATAGTTTTTTCATTTCTTTTTCTTGTTTTTACGAAATTTTTGGATCTGCTTCCACTGAGCATCGTCAGTCTTTCTAGCAGGACCACCAGTCAGTACAGAATTGACTCTTGCCATAGCCCATTGGTGTTGATTAGCACCTGGTCGATGACCTGACTTAAATGCTGCTAAACCTTTATTGTATATAGCTCTCAAAGCACCAAGAGGTGCGTTTGCTTTTTCAGCTTTATTTTTTAATGCTTCGTCTTCTTTACCTTCAGTTACTCCTTCTTGATAATAATCATCATCTTCTTCATCATAATCATCATATTCATCATAATCATCATCATCCTCATAAGGATCCTCTTCGTACTCAGGTTCATAATTAAACATTCCTTTTTCTAACTTTTGATATTGATCTTCTGGGATGCTTTCGACGTAGCTAAGAACTGCTTCAGCAAGTTCGTCTAACATCTTTTCATATACCTCGTCTCCGTACTTACCTACTACAGCGTCAAATAGTTTTTCGAATCTTCTTCTTTCTTCTATAGGTATTTCATTTGAGTTAACTAAGAATGAATGAGCAGGACCTGCTGTTTCAGTTCCATACCCTTCCCAAAATCTATCACCGTCGTTATACCATCTATAGACTATTCTATTCATAGCTCTAATCATCTCTCCTTCTACGAATTCAGAGTCTCCACTTCCTGGTACTAATTTATCAAATAGTACTTGATTTCTATTTTTTAAATCACCGCCTAAAAACTCATTTAATTTGCCAACTGCTGTATCGTAATCCATAGGTATATCTAATTTTGATCTTTCTCTTGCTATTGCTTTATCAATTTTATTTAATAGACCTCCATAATAATCTGCTCTTTCACCACCTTCAGGTTCTACTGATGGATCATTTTCCATCTTTCTTAATAATTGATCTTTTGCAAGTTGTAATTTTTTAATGTTATCTTTAACTTTATCTTCTTTACTAGCTTTTTTAGAAGCGTCTCTTTTCATTTGATCTAACTTTTCTCTTTCAGCTCTTTTCATTTGAGCTTGTCTAAGTTTTATCATTACCGGGTCATTATGGTCTAACGCTTCATCTAAACCGTAGTTAGAAGTTTTTCTCCAGTTATCTAAAGCTCTTCCTTTGGCATCAGTGTATGATTTTTTATCTTTCATAAATTCTGTATCTATAATTTTAAACTTGCTAAACCAAGCTTCATCTTTATTTAACTCTACATCAACGTCGCCATACTTTTCCATAGTACCTGCTTTCCAACTATCCCAATCTCTTTCGTTATTAATCTGTCTTAGACTATCATCGGGATTAGGAGCACTAAATTTTTCAGCTTCAAAGTATGAGTTTAAAAATTTATAATCTAATTTAGATAATTTTTGCTTCACTACTTCTACTTGTTCGTGCATATGATCTGCTTTATGATCACAGTTAGGATCGCCGCATGCAGGACAAGGTATGTCTTCGTAAGCCATTTCATTAACTGATTCAGAGTAATCTCTTCTCATTTTCATCAGTTCATATTGCTCTGGTCTCTCTTCTCTTAAATATTTTTGTAAAGCATTCCAGTTATCTTTCATTTGATCAAATAACTCTCTTGCTTTCTTATCTGAGTTAATATCTGGATTCTTTCTTAATGCTTTTATATCTGCCATTAAATCAGTCCAATCTGAGTATAATTTAGAAAAAGAAGGCAGTTTAATAATCTTATGAGATATAGATCCTGTTTCGGTATTCTTTTCAGTAGCTTTAAATAATGTATCACCATCGCTACTTAGAAAATCATGTTTACCATCAAACTTTGGTTCACCATATCTGATGATCATTTTATCTTTTAGTGCTTTGGGTAGATTGTTAAATTTTAAAGTATCTCTTTCACTTCTACCTGCGGGCATTTCTTTTATAGTTTCTCCAAACATTTTTTCAAACTTTTTAGTGTGTTTAGATTTTTTAGTTTTAGCTCCTTTATCTCCAGGTGCAGGTCCATAATCGTCATTTTTCTTAAAATGAGCATCTCTAGCTGCTTTAGTAGACTTAGATAATCCTTTATGATACTTCTTAGGTTGAGTTCCAGGTCTTGATTTAATATCAGGATCTTGAGCAACCTTAGTTTTTTCTTGCAAGATTAATTCTCGCATGAATGCAATCATATCGGATGATAATTTTTTCTTAGCCATTAAAATTCTAAATTTACACCTAAAAGTATTTTACCTACAAGAGCTAAAAGTATACTAAAAATAATCCATAAGGCTTTATTAACTCCACTTTTCCATCTTTTGAAATCTTCTATTTCAATCAACTTTTGTTGGAATTCTTTATCGCCTTCTTCCATCTTTCTTCTGAAAGCTGTATTTTGGTTTGTTTTAACTACAACTCCGTCTTCTGGGTTAAGTAGCATGTACTTTAATTCGGAAACATCTTCCTTCATTTCTTTCATATCTTCTACCATAGATTTTAACTCGCCATTCGGCATACCTCTTTTGATAGATGACAATTCTTTAAGAACAGATTCTAATAATTCTTTCTGAGTCATAGTTGATTAGTAATAAATTCCTTACCTAAATTTATATATAAATATAGGGTTATAACTTTGAACGAAGATGTTTTAGAAACTCATTCAAGTCTTTTACTACTTTTTCTTTATTTGCTTGAGAATTATGCTTCCATTTTTCCACAACACCATGTTCAGTTACATAACTATTAGCTGTTTCCTCTAATGAATCTAGTACAAAAGCTTCTAAAGAATTACCGAAACTTTCTAAGTTACCCATCATCATTTTCTTCTCATATTCTTCGTATAAACCAGCTCTTCTTAAAGTAGCTTCATAGTCAACAGTACAGTTAAAACAGAAGCCGTGTATCTTATACATCTTTTTAGATAGATGATGTTTCATAGAACCTCCACACTTAGGACAGGTAAGAGGTACTCTTAATGCTTTTTTTGCAGCATCTAATTTAGTAACATTTTGTTTAATGCCATTTTTTATGGTCCAGGTACGTCCTCCTTCTTCCCAAACGTCTCCTTCCTTATGCTTGGTTCTTT